CTAGAAAATTTAATCACCGCAAAGAAGCCATTACGAATTAATTTTTTTCAAACTTTACAACCGCATTAAAACTAAAACTTATGCGTTCAGCATTAAGGTCATTGCTATTCATGGGAGCTACAAAATGAGCTAAATGACTTGGGAAAATTAAATACATTTTTTTAGTTGGAATTTTTTTATATGATGCAAAAGTAAAGTAATTTTCTGATCCTTCAAAAAACTCAATAGTGCCGCTTACATCATAGTGAGCTTTGGCATATTTTAAGGGAATCATCTTTGGAATCTGTAAGTAGCCAACGCATGAAATTTGTGGGTGGTCTTGTTCAAAGGCGGTATGGTTTGTATGTTGATGAATTGAATTGAATTGATTTATTTTCTGCACTACATACCAACATGAATTTATCACAATTCTTTGAACTTTAAAATCAGGATATAAAGTTTGGCAATATTCTTTGATACAAACATCAAAGAAAGAATGTTTATATTTTAATAAAACTTCTGGCGTAACCATATATTCTGAATCAACCGAACCTACTAACTTATGAGCAAATGAATATCGTTGTCTTTCTTTGGGAGATAAACCCCTAATCATTTTAAGGTCGGCCAAAAAATCCTTAACTAAATTATCCGGTAAAGTTTGTTCAGAAATAGTTGAACCAAAAGGTTTAAACATTTTTATATCTATCTTATCGTTCATATTTTTTTAATTTCCTTAATGTCATAAAGCTCTTTAACTTCTACTTTGTAAGCCGCTGGTCTGTTGGGGTGTCCAAAATCTGTTAATCTTTCAGGCATCTCCTTATAAAAAGGAAACCAACCCATAATGGAAAAGTTAAACTTTAATTTCTCAGAAGGATTTGTTCCTTCATGGATAACTAAAACATATTTGCCTTTTTTTTCATCAGGTCTAACAAGCAAGAAATTATAACTCTGTTTATTTTGAGTTCTTATTTCAATATTGTTTTGAAAATCGGAGTCGGTATATCTTGCATACGAATCGCTATAAGAATTATTAAAGAAAGTATTTGAGGCTTTTGCCCATGCTATTTCTCCTAAAGAACCCAACACAGAATCGGTAATAGTTTTTTCAAAGCCACCGGTATAGCCATAAGAGAATCCCTTTCCTTGCTTTAGGTTTGAGATATATCTTCTAGTTGAGTTTTCAAAAGCTAACTCAACTTCAAAAGGTGTTAGCTTAACTTTTCTTTCCATTTTTTCCATTGCATTTTAATATAAATAATAATTTCATTTCTTGTGGCTATGATATATCCTAGCAAAACGCAAAAGAGAAGTAGCCAAATCATGCTTCATCTCCCCAACTATCCCAACCCTTAACCTTTTGCCTAGCAAAGAGTTCAATTCTAGGAAGATCACCGCAAAGTTCTACAATTTTATTTCTTATAATGTCCGGCTTTCTACTATGTTCTCTTCTTTTATCTACAACAAGTTGTTGAATTTTTTTTGAAAGTCTTTTTGGACTTCCTTTAGTAGCTAATAAACAAATTTCAGGGTTAGCCCTAGTCCAATAACCTAAACCCATAAAGAAATTATTTTTTTCATTTGTCTTTACCCATGTGAAAGCCACCGTTTTATATGTAAAACCCCAGTCATTAAGAAGTCGAAAAGATTTTTTAAGAAAAGGATTAGTAACCCAAAGAAACAATACACAATCCAAGTCAGCAAGATTAAAAACAGGAAGCCGTAGGATATCGTTAAATTCCATGCAATTATAATGTTGGATAGCATTTCTTTTTTCACCCCTTTGAGAATAGCTTTTAAAGTAGTAAGGCGGATCGGCATAGATGATTTTATATTTTTTGTTTGGGAACGGTATCATTTTAAACACCCATAAACTAACCTTTTAAGTTTAGGATTGGCCGCAAGAATAACAGCAAATTCTTCGGTAAGTAAAGCTGTTTTTTCTTCTCCTATTTTATTGATATTCTTTTTTTTAAAATGACAAATAATGTGCCATAACTCATGAAATAGTATCTTGCCAAGCATTTTTTTTGATAGGTTCGGACTAATATAAAGGGTTGATTCGTTGGGGTCAAATAAAGCTAAACAATCCTTACCTTTTTCCCAAAAAACCCTTATTTTATGCCGTTTATAAACGATTTCCTTTAGCTTCATAGTAGAATCAAGTAAATTTTATACCATATTTAGTAGAAAAAGAAATATATAAAATGTATAGATTTATTATACAAAATCTTATACAAAACTTATATGGTTACCGAATCAAAATTTATAAGAACTAAAAAGATTTGGAAAACTGTCGGTCTTGATCACACAAGCCCATCGCAGTTTAATAATCCGTTAGACATTTGGGTTGCTAAATATATCATGCTGACACCAAAGGAAAGGAAAGCAATTCCTCCCTCTATGTCAATGGAATTTGGTGGGTTTGTTGGTCAAGCTGTTCAAGATATGAAAACTAAAAATTTACCTTTAGAAAAGGTGTATAATGGATAATCATAATCCCATGAAAAAGGAACTTGAATCCTTAATTGAAAAAAATAAAAGTTTGGAAGCCCAACTTAAAGAAAAGGATTTAATGATAGAACAAGAAGTCGTTTATAAAATGGAAGAACGCAAGAAATGGGAAGGGTTATCTAACGAAATTCATCAAATTAAAAAACAACTTGGTTTTTATATTGCCTTTAATAAGACAGGCAAGGAAAAGGTTTTAGATTTGGTAAAGGAAATATTAAAATTTTATGGAGAAAAACTTGAACAAAAAAAACCAAATTAAAGATAGCGACAATATATTCTTTGAATTAATGGGAAGCGAACAAAACAAGGGTGATTTTAAGAAAATGATGGAAATAATGAAAAAGAAATATGTCATGTCCTTTTCTTTTTTTCATTCCTTTTTATATCTTTTAGACAAGGAAGCTAAAAAACATCTTAATGACAAGGAAATAAATTATTTAAAACAGCTTTTTGGTATGCAATTATCGGATCAAAACATATCGGAAATGCTTTTAGGAAAAATCAAATATGATCCAATTAACAAAAAGTTTTACGAATCTAATAAAAGGGTGCGTATAAATTTATCGAAAGGAAAAGTATATGAAATCAACGACCAAAAGTAAGGAAAATGGAGTGGCCGGTAGAACTATTTATCAAAAAGTTTTAGACGTAATGAACGAAGTAGAGGGGGTAGATAAGGCCGCCAAGAAAGCCGGAATGAATTTTAATCCTTTACTCCATGATGATGTTACTAAAGCTATGCGACCAGCTTTAATTAAACATAAGCTATTAGCTATACCTAAATATGTTAATCAAAGAACAATAGAAAATTATTTTTATACCGAATGTAATTTAACTTTGATTAATGCTGAAAATCCAAGAGAAAAAATAGAAATTGAAGGGGCTAGTGCGTTTGCCAAGATAGACAAATTCGCTACCGGTAATGCCATTTCCTACGCTACTAAATATGCTTTCCTTAAAGGATTTTGTTTAGAAAGCGGTGAGGATAGTGATGACGGTAAAACAGCTCCACAAGATTTTATTATCAATAGAAGAGGTTTGCAAACTAAATTAAACAAAGAGCAAAATACTTTTATGGATAGTGAAAAATATCAAAATATGTCTAAAGAACAACAAACTAAAGCTATGGCCGATTTTGATAACAAACGTAAAGCCATAGATAATGCACAAGAAGGAGGAAAACATGGCATTGAACTCTAACCAAATTACGGTTTGGAAAGATAAGAACAACATAAAGACTATTGGTACTGGGTCGGTTAAAAACGAAAGCGATCAATATACTAATTTTTCTTTATCGGAGGTCTATACAAAAGACGGTAAGATGTTGGGGCTTGGTTTGAATATGCAAATAGCATTGTATTATCCTAATGAAGCGGAAAATAAAATAGCTTTGAATACCAATTACAAGCAACCCATTAATATTAAACCGATTGTAGAATTGTTAAAGAGATTTGACAATAAGATTAGCGTAGCATTTAAAAATGCTGGTGACGAAGAAAAGGGAAAATCAGCTAACTACAATCTAGTTTTTAATGAACCTAAAGAAAGTAGTAAAGAAGCTAGTAAAGATGAAAAACTTACTTTTTGAAATATTTATAGAACAGGAATACTACATATATTTAATATGTTTAGTGTTCGGTTTTTTAATACTTTATATGCAAAGCCGATCTTAATGGAAATTGTTATATATTTACATCTTCATAATATGGTGGTTGAAAAAGTTATTTCAGCCACCGCTCCCTTTCTTGGTTGTTTGGATTATGTTCAACAAATTACAATCTCAGATTATTTACCGGTAGGGTTAAGGTATCAAGGCGAACAAGTTTGGGCGTACTATTGTAAAGGTTTAAATGGAGGTTGGATTCAATGAAACCAGCTTTAATACAATTCTTTGAGGATTATGGAAAGAAAAAAGGATCAGAAATTTTTACAAAACATTTAAACGAAATGGAAGGAATTGAAGGCAACTTTAGTTATGCCAAGATTGTAAAACTATCAAAAGGAGAAAGGCCTGAGTTTAATTCGGAACGATATTTAAGAACGGTTAAACTTTTTGGAAAATCCAATGGGTATTTCCCTTTGAAAAGCGGAAGCTCAGCTATTCATAAAAATTATTTTGAAAAGGAAAGTAAAACATGAACGATAAAAACAACGTAAGATTTTTAAATGAAATAGATCGTATGCTTAAACAAAAGCAATTAGATTATGGCAGTTTTGATACTACCAGTTGGTTTATGACAGCTATTTTAGAAAAGATGTTGTCGGCCTACAATGGGGTTACTGTAAAAGTGCCGAATAGAATTTTTGGTACGTTTATGATTATTTTAAAGCTATGGCGGATAATAAATAGCAAAACTTTTAACAAAGAGCATAACGATGATGTGGCCGGTTATAATGAATTATTAAGAAATTTATTAAAGAATGAGGAGAAACATAATGGCACTAAATAAAGTACCTATGACACCGAAGATGATGCAGGTATTGAAATATTTTAAAAAATATTATACAAAACATGAGATGTCACCTACTAGACGAAAAATGCAAGTTGATTTAGGTTACTCAAGTCCTAATTCAATTACTGTGTTGGTTGATAAATTAGTAGAAAGGGGTGATATAATTAAGATTGCCCCACACAAAGCAAGGAACTTGGAGTTGAATGGTCAAGGTAGTTAGTAATTGGTTTTACGAAGCCGGTATTCAAGCACAAGAAAAAATTGAAGATACAACGGTTGAGAAGGCAACTCATAAAGCACATCTTCAATTAAAACCTGGCGAAAACGCAAAGTACACAATCTCCGATATGCGTTTTCAAAAGAAACTAATAACAACGGAGAAAAACGATGACACTAGAACCAAAAAAACTGAGGGATCTGGAAGTCAAGCAAGAAAAGGTAGTGGAAAAGATGAATAAACATAAACAACTTTACTTTAAGTATCAAAGTAGATTGCCTAAAATTGCTGATCAGATTTCTTTAGAAAAAAATAAACAAGAAACCATTTTTACATAAATTTTAATATGTATTAAAAAGTGTATAAAAAGGGTAGGGTATCTATACGCTAAAATAAAAAAGGAAAGGAAATATGACAAAAAGGAAACCACAAGACTTACAAATCGTAAGAAACATTGCTAAAAATTTGTTACTACACAGAGTAAATGCCGGTCTTACTCAAACCGAAGTAGGCGAAGCATTAAACGTAACATTTCAACAAGAGCAGAAATTTGAAGTAGGCACTAATTGTATGAGTGCTTGTCAGCTTTTTATGCTTACCAATAAATTTAATTGGAATATTGCAGATTTTCAAAAAGATCCTCAGGCTGTTAACACTCCCCATGCCGCAATTAAATTAAGTGAAAAATTAATGAATAAAGTTAATAAAACTTGGAATAGAGTGGATCACTTTTCTAGGATTGCGATTAAATTTGATAATGCAGATGACTTATACTCCAATTAGAAAGAAAATAGATAATTTGGTTTTCCTAAACGAAGACCAAAAATTAAAGAAAGAACATTTTTCAAAAGTATGTAGGGCTATGATTCAAAATCTTTGGAATGGATTATGTGAAATACCCCATTTCAAAGAGGATAAGTACGAAGAAGAAATTGAGGCCTATCATGGGCTAGAAGGCGTTGGAGTGCCTACACATGGCTTTATAGACTTGTATGGCCGCTATATCATTGAAACTAAAACCTTATGGCCTAGAAAGGGTAAGGTTAAGCTAGACGGCACTAGATCATGGGCTTCTAAATCCCCACCGCTTCCTGAAAAGATTAGCATAGACCATTTAAGTCAAATTGCTCTTTATCATGTCGCTAAAAAGAAACCGGTTTATTTGGTTTATGCTAGTGATAAAACCCATAAGACTTATCATGCCGGTAATTGCCCACCCCTACATCCGGATAATCTAAAAAATATTATCAAACAGCTAACCCATAAAGCTCAAGTTATGGAACGCTTGTTGGAAATATCAACCGACCCCAAAGAGCTAACCAAATATATTATTCCAGATTTTTCCCATTTCAAATGGCAAAACGAAACAGATAATTCTTTACTAGATAAAGCAAAAGAATTATGGGGTTATAAATAAATATTCTTATTACTTTCCCTTTCCGAATCTTTTTTATAGCAACGATGATGAGCCGGTAGCTTGGTAGCGAAGATAACAAACGAATCGTCTGACATCACTTCTTGCTTACAATGAATACAAGTTCCTACCCTACGACTTTGATTTTTATGTGATTGTGTCTTTGCAAAAGCCCAAGTTCTTTTCTTAACTCTTGGCACTTTTCTTAACCTTATAACCGTACTTTTTAGCCCATCGTTTGGCTATCTTTGGTTTTTTTTTAAAAAGATACCGTCTTTGTCTTGAACTTTTAAACGGCATTATTACCCACCACAGACAACTAAATTAGCTGTCATCCGCCCAGTCCATCAAAGTAGACTTCGCCTTGTTTCGTTTATAAAGTTTCTTCGACTTTACTTTTCTTTGATGAAAGTTCGGTAGGGAGAGCAATCTTGCCATTGGATTACTTTTTCTTTTTACCTTTTTTTTTATTCTTCTTCTTGCCTTTTTTCTTTTTCTTTTTAGCCATTGAGCCTCCTTATTTCTTTTTATTTTTCTTTTTCTTTTTCTTTTTCTTTTTAGGCGGTCTGCCTTTTTTTGAACCGTAAGTTCCAGGTCCGTAAGGTGTCATATTTTTCTCCTGTGTCATAAGCCTCAACTTATTATATTGTTCTTCGCTGAGACTATCTATTAATTTAACTATGATCTTAAAAAAGTGTGTGCTTTTTTCCAGCTTTTTTCATCTTTGATTTCAGCCACTACTCTTCTTTCTTCAGATCTAACATTTTTAGTTTGAGGTTCAGATTTAATACGACCCTCTTCTTCTAAAAGATTTTCTGTTGGTGTGTTCTTTGCCATAATTAACTCCATTGTTTATATCCGGTTTTATCTTTAGTCAATGATTCTTTTCTCCCTGAACCGGCTACATGAGAGCAATGAATCCATCCTGAGTTTATATCAGATTCATCATAATATTCCAAGATGAGTTGATCGTACTCAAAATTATTTTTAATATGACTTGCAACATTTTTATTATCAAAGTTAGGAATTTCAAAATCAACAGCCGCTCCATGATTGGCACAATGCTGAGAATTTTTATTTGATCCTATCTTTTCACAAAGCTCAGGAGAACGAAACCCTGAAGTAATTTTAATAGGGGCTTCGTAATACTCCCTTAATGGTTGCAAGATATTAGCACAAAGCAATTTAAGGTTATAGACTTGTGCGTTATTGGGTTCGTTATCAATACCATTTCTTAATGCTGTTTGGGATTGTGTCATTTCTTTTAAGCTAAAATTTTTACTCAACATCATAATTATAAACCTATTTCCTCTTTTTTAATTTCCTTACAATAAAATTTAATATACGTTTCATTTTTATTAATATAGTCTGTTCCCATTACATCCATTAGTTGCAACGAATCCATATAACCTTGTCGCATACAACTATCCCAATCAGAAAATTCAACATTTTTTTTCCATCCTTTTTCGCACAGTCCATTGACTGCCGAACAAATTATCAAAACCAATATTATTTTCATTATTCATCATGGGTGTTCCATAAGCATTTTACTATGTTTTTTTTCAGACCTTATTTTCTTCTCAAGCTCTGTGATCTTTTCAGTTAATTTTTCATTATCCTGATTGGCATATTCTAGCTTCTGCAAACACCTTTTGTTTGCACTATCCTTACTTTTTCCAGCGTCTTGAAGTTCTGCAACTTCTTGCTTTAAAATTCTTACTTGATCTTTATACTCATTAATGAGTTCATGGGAAGTTTCGGTCATAGATTATTTTTTTTTAAAAGTAGAAACACCCTTAATTCCAAGAATTGTAGAAAAAGCTCCTACTACAAGAGCTTGGTAGAACATAGGTAAGTTTGAAAATTTATTAAAAAAAATATCTATTTTTGCCTGTATGTTTGGATCATCACTAAATACAGACCAAGCCAATAATAGCAAAGGAATTGAAATTAAGATAAGGCAAAATTCGTCTTTCCAATCTTCCTTATGCGAAGCAATAACAGCTTTTTTAAATTCAACCTCTCCATTAGCCATTCGTTCAGCTAACTTTAATTCTGCAACAGATTCTAATTCTTTTGTTTTTCTTCTGTTGGATGCAATAGACATACCTGTCTTAAGGATTCCAGGTACTAACTTTGCTGCAATGTTTAACCACATAAATTATTTATACATATCCTTGCACAACCACTTTGAATACTTCTTCCATAGTTTTTTAAACCATTTCATAAGTCCTCCTATGTTATTACAATTAATTACAGTTATTTTTATCTACATCAATGGGTTTGTCCCCACTAAAGAACCATACCCATGAAGAAATCTTAGTTCCATCTTGGGTATAGGTACACTTCTGGCCTACTGCACACCCTGATAGAACAAAGAATATAAGAATGAGAAATAATTTTTTCATATTGTCTCCTGTTTAAAGTATATAAAGAACTAATCCAACTACAAGTAGAATTATTATCTTTGTTTTGGTGCTTCTATCCCACCAAAATAAGGATAATTTTGTTTTAAGATCAGGCAGCGTTATCAAAAGGTTGCCTTACTATTTAATTCCATGAATCATTCTTACCACTTTTACCGCCTTTTGTATCTTGCTAATATTTTCTAAGGTGGGCGTTTCAGTGGCGGCAAATGAATTTACATTTTGTACTAGCATTAAAGCTATAATGATTTGCAGCATAAATTAGTGAAGTGTAGGTTGTTTATAAGGCTTGATTGGAGTTTTATGAATCATGTCCATCATCAAGTCATATTCGTCATCCGCTAGAACCGTTTTATAAATTCGACAAGCGATTGCCATATAGGTTGCGGCTATCTGTTGAGGGTCATAGTTCATAGTAAGCATTAAGGCTTCTTGAAAAACCTTATTATAAATCGTTTGTAAATTATCTTCTGTCATGTTTTATAGTTCCTATAATACAAACTCCACTTTTCATTTTTTCTAATTCCCTATACGTTTTAGTTGGATTTGTCTTGGCCAACTCATGTATGCTCAGTGTTGGTGGAGAATGTTCATACGTTTGTTGTTCTGCGTTTTTTTGTTCTTCTTCTTGACAGCATATACCTAATCTTTCTTTTTCTTTGGTATGCGTAGTGCAAGTT